TGGCGAATACTCACGCGGCCACCAGCTTTTTAACGCCGACGACCCACACCTCGAAACCCTTCCCGCCCGCGCCCGGACGCGCTTCTGTTTCTACGTCCACCTCGCCCGGAAACTTGAATGAAAGAAACTGCGCGACGGCCGAAGGCTCACACGCCATTTCCTGAACCTCCCACCCGGCGCCAACCACCGCATAGTCGGTGCCCGAACGAGGCTTGATAGGAGACAAGACCAACAACCGCGCGAAATCGTACTCACCATGCGGCGGTTTCTTGGCCTTGCCCGAAATTCTTTGAACACCAGCAACTAACAACTTCATCACGCACCCCTAATATGCCCCTGCACACGCAGGTGACTCACTGTTACACACAAACCCCAAACCGTCAACACACCCGAGCAAAAAAAAACGGCCACATTTGGCCGGAAAGTAGAGTGAAACCTTACCCTACCCGCTTCGCGGGTGCCGACGGAGTGACCTCGTACCAGTCGGGCGCCGACACCCGCACCGGATGAACCTCAACGATCCTAGTCGCCAGCCGCGTCACGTCAGGCGGCAAAGACAGGTCGATACCCGTCGCCGCTCGTACCTGAGCCTTAATCCGACGAAAAGACCGTTCAGGAAGCACTCGCGCCAAGTCCACGCCATCCCGCCACATTGACACGTACCCGGCGACCGTGCGGCCCTTCCGGGTTTCAATGTCTGCAATGGCCTCCTCATACGACACGCCCCCGGCGTCTAGCTGCGCAAATTGCCTATCCATGATTTCCCCCGGACAAATGCCATGCACATCCCATGCCCAATCATCAAACCTTGTCATGTCATACGTTTTGAGAGAACGACGTAACTGGACTTCACGACGCACCAGACCGCCAAACTCCGCTTGGAGCCTATCCGCAAGCTCCCCCAACCCCCGACGCCGCAGGTCGTGAATTTTGTCGTAAATCTTAACGGTTCGATGCGTAGAACGGCGGCCCCAATAGCACCCCGCCGCTTCTGTTGCAGGACGCAGACGCCCTAACGACTGGCCAGACGCCCACGAAATGTAACGATAGACTTGCGCCCGATCGAGCGCCACAAGCTCGCACAAGTCAACACGGTGCAACTCGAGGCTTTGCAAATCCCACGTTTTCGCGCCAGCCGCCAACAGCACAAGCGGCAAAAGCCGCGTCAACGTATAGGCTGGCGAAGGCTGGAAAACGTTATCCAGCTTGCCCCACCTGCCAACGTTGCCCGAAAGGTAAATTTCCCCTTCCGTGCGGCCTGGCCGAATAATGATCTTGGTCGAGCCGCTTTCGTCACAATCCCGGGCCATCGCCTTTTGCGGATAGACAGCACTTGACAGACGCTCGCCCGTATCGACGCTGATGACGTCATGCTGAACCCGCTTTAGGGGCACGTCCGCAAACAAAGTCAAATCTAGCCAATCGCAGCCCACCAAAGACGGCGGAATGACTTCGAGCATGTGACCCCCACTTGTAGAACCTACCCACTCCCCCCCGCCCCTCGCCAAGCGAGGGGAGCCGCTCGCCGCGTGGCAAGGGTGCAGGCCCAAGAAACGGCCTACACCCTAGCCCTAAGCATGGGGACGCTACAGCGCATCAAGGGTACGCTCCGCCGGGTGCTCACCCGTTCGGTGCTCGCCCTTCGGGCTCCGCTCCGCGTGCGGCCTCCGCGCCCGCCCTTGACCCGCTTACGCTATACCGCCCGCCTACTCCGCCGGACGCTCATCGCCTTCAATTTTCAGGCTCCACGGCATAAACCCGATTTCTCTTGCCGTAACAATCACGGCATCCGCCGTGCGGAATTGGCGAGGCTTGCGGCCCCTCGCATCTACCAGCAACCCGGAGCCTTCCCCCGCGAGCTTCGACGTTAACAGCAGCCCGTACCCCATCCCAAGCCCGAACCACTTAATTTCAGCAGACGCCAAAACGCCCCTTGCGAAATCCCGCTTCGCTTGCGCCATTGTCCATTGCATAACGTTTTCCTCCTGAGTTAATGAGCTTTCATTATAGAGGAAACCCGAATCTTGTCAAGAGGAAACCGCCTTTTCCTCCTAGTCTTTTCGTACTATTGACCAGACGGCAACAATCAGATACGGGGCCCACGCCCTTTTTGCCGCCTCAAGGCAACCCGACAAGCTCCCCGCTCTTGTCCGTCAACGGCACACCTTCCGGCATCGAATCGCGGCGCTTGCCGGACGTCTCCGCCTTATCACCAGAAACAACAGATTTATCAGCACCTTGCGACCGATCTGCTAGGGCCACCTCCTGCTTTGGCGGCTGGCGGTACGGATCGAAATAACGCCCCGCAGCACGCTCGCGGCATTGCGCAGGCGGCACCCAAACCGGCGTTTGCTGTTGGCTGTAGCACGTACACGACCGCTTCGAAGCGATGCACCCCTGAATCTCGGGCGCGACGACTGGCGGCACCACGGCCGCATAAAGCGGCGCGCTCAAAGGGTTATCAAGATCGCGCGGCGTCGTCGCCTCCAAAATTTTTTCCGGTACAACCCCGCCCCCCGTCGCACTGGGCGGCGTCACCGGCTGCGCCGTCGTCGCCGCCGCAGGCCCCGAAGGTGGAGCAGGTTTATCCTTCTCAAGCGCGGCCGTCATAGTGCCCCGCACCTTATATGCGAGCGCGCCGCCTACTACGACGCTCCCCACAATAATCAAAACCGCGAAAGGCATCCTAGCCTTTGGCGGTTTTGTGTGAAGCTCCGCGCTTTTGTAATAAGGGAACGCCTCTTTAGGCACAACGTACTTACGCCGAGTAGCCAGAGAGTAGGACGCTTTGCTTTCCTCGTCGATAACCTCGCTCTTTTCGTAGCGGTAGCGGCCAAGGTACGACGTGCGAAGGAAAATGTGCAGACCACCCTTCACCAAAGCCCGCAGGTTTGCGTCAACCAGCCGCGAACCTTGCGTTATCAGGATGAAGTCGATTCCTTGGTGACGGTGCGTTTCAAAGGCGCTTACATACGGCGGCACCCTTGACGACGACGCGCGAGGACGAAAGAACTGTTGACACTCGTCAATGACGATTACCGAACCCGGAGGAAACGCGAAACGGAACTCCGACGTACCTTGCGCGTTTCGCTCCTCGAAAGTCCAATCTTCCAGCTTTGGCAGCGGCGAATGATCCAACGTCAACCCGCGAATGTTGGAAAACACCGGGCGCCCCTGATACTGATGAAGAAGCATCGACACCGCCAACGCGGTTTTACCAAGCCCCGGCCCCCCCGTGATCAGCGTGATCACGCGGACATAACCCCGATGCGCGACACCGCGGCAAATGCCGCACGCGCGGCGATACCGCCGAGAATGATCCCCAACGCCTGCCCCGCCCCTAGAAGATTCAGCAGAGATAACACTGTCTGCGACATTTGCCCATAGTTCGACACAACAGCATCACGGACTTGATTCGCCACCAGCACCAAACCGCCGTAACTCACCAAGCCCAACCCCAACGACAGCAACACACGGCGGGCCAGCGGCCCGACCATCATCATTAGAAACGACGCGAAACTACCCATTCCGAACCCCCCCGATGAAGATAACGCCCGCCGACAACCACGCAAGCGCCAACACTAGCGGCCTCAAGGTGTTAGCGTAGGTACACAATGGCGCGAAGGAGAACGCTACCGGATGCCCGAGAAAAGAACCCGTCAAATCCGCCGGACAACTCCCCGCCCCTCCGACCGCCACCGGCTGCACCAGCGCGATATTCCTGTCCTGATGACCAATCGCGTCCTCTTGCGCGCTTCCCAATGGCGTACAACCCAACGAATCGGGATGCTCGACGCATTGATCCTTTTGAAGCTGGTCGGTCGTATCTTGAGGCTTCGGATTCGTCACCGGATTACCGCTTGCATCCGTCACCGGCTGGTTGAACGTCTGAACGTAAACCTGCGTGCCGTTCGGGGAAACCGTCACTTCCGGCTGCACCGTCGAACCGTCGGGCGCCGTATAAGGCGCCCCCTCCGTTTGCGTTATCGGCGCGAAATCGTACGTCGGCGGATTCACCTCGACCCCCACTTGCGGCGCCAACTCCGCATAGACCCCCATTTGCGGATCGGGCAATGCCTCAAAATCCGCCTCAGTCGCCGCACGAGGCTGAACACTCACCACGCACTGCGTGGTCCCCGGCACACGATCACAACCCGCAGGCGGCGTGGCCGTATAAGGCACCCTACCATTCGGCAGCACGCCGCTAGTATTGTACGCACCGACCATGTAGTGATCGCCCGCCATCGACACCTTGACCGCCACACAGTGACGCCCATCAATCAAGGGAGCGAAAGCCGCTGCGCACGCTTCCATAGAACCGTCACAGTAACCCCAATCGGGAAAACCGTTCGTCCCCGAACTCGCGGACGCCCTGCACCCATTCACCCCCGGATCAGGCGGCGGCAAACCAAGCTGAATCGTTTGAGGCTGCGCCTTTGGGTCTTTGTAAACCCACCCCCCACCGTTCACAACATCCGAACCTAGCCCCGCATCATTCGCCCAGGCCATCAATAGCAGCCCTTGCAACCACGGATTCGACCACAGCGCCAGCTTCGCGGCCCGCGCAGCGCCCGCCGAAGGCGTGAACTTCGCCGGGAACTGGATAACGTTCGACCCGACCTTCACCGACGCAGTACCAGACAGCGTGCCCGGAGTATAAGCCGGCGTCGCAAACGGCTTGTAGATGCCCGAATTGTAAGCGCCGACCTCGGGCGTCACACTCACAGCCGCCCGAGCGTTCCCGCTGAATGCCGCCGCGAAGAACGCCAACACGATCAACCCGAACAACATCCACACGTCGCGGTTCATTTGAAAATCACCCACGCAGGAAGAACAATCACAAGAAACCCGGCCAGCATGTAGAGATTGAAATTCACGATGCGGCCCTCCTCATATACATCACGCCCCACACGGCGGCCATCGCCGCCAACACACCCCACCCTAGCACGGTTCCATCCGTGAACAACTCGCTGTTCGACTCAGGCGCCACGTAATTGCAAGACGGAAAGACTTTCACCGGAACAGCGCCGTACGAGCCCGTCGTAACGCTCCCATTCGACGAGTAATAAACCCCCCGAACAATCCACTTGCCGCCTTCGAACGAATACCCCGACGCCTGCAAAGCCCCATTCAGCGGCGCCGTAATCATCCCCGGATGCGCGGAGTAGAAAACGTCAGCCGCATCCGATTGAGACGCATAGCAAATATCCCCTACCCGCGCACCCATGGACGCCGACCTTAAACCGCGCGCTTCATGAACTTAAACGCCGCGATGCTGATAACGATGACCAGCGCCAGAGCAGCAACAGCAAGCGCATCCGTCTTGGCATCGGTCAAAGCCGTCGTCACGTCCGCCGGAACAGCAGCAAACACGGAACCAGCAAACGCCGTCAGCGGCACAACTGCGAGATACTTTTTCATGGCAAACACTCCTCAAAGACACAACACGCCGGTAGCCGACCGGCAACGGACACGCCAGAACTGGCGAATACTCACGCGGCCACCAGCTTTTTAACGCCGACGACCCACACCTCGAAACCCTTCCCGCCCGCGCCCGGACGCGCTTCTGTTTCTACGTCCACCTCGCCCGGAAACTTGAATGAAAGAAA